GACCTAATTAGGCCTCTAGGAGCGCCTATCAAGGGTTTTGGCGGTACAGCAAGTGGACCTGCACCACTTATACAGTTGCACAAGCAGATCAGGTCTGTAATCGGCGGTAGAGCGGGAGAAATCCTTGACTCAAGAGCAATAGTAGACATCGTTAATCTTATTGGTACCTGTGTGGTATCAGGAAATGTTAGACGATCTGCCACATTGGCTTTGGGTGGATCAGAAGATAAAGATTTTATGAATTTAAAGAATGCTGAGGTTTTTCCAGATCGTAACTCATTTGATCCAGAAAACCCAGGTTGGGCATGGATGTCTAACAACTCTATTTCTGCGACGGTAGGTACAAAGTACGAAGACTACGTAGACCTAATCGTTGATAACGGAGAGCCAGGATTTATTTGGCTTGACGTTGCTAGAAACTATGGCAGACTTAAGGATGCACCAGATGGTAAAGATTACCGTGTAATGGGATTCAATCCTTGTGCAGAGCAGCCATTGGAATCATACGAACTATGCACCTTGGTCGAGGTACATTTAAATCGTCATGAATCCAAGGAAGACTTTCTACGCACCCTTAAGTTTGCCTACCTCTATGGCAAGACAGTAACGCTGATACCAACACACTGGCAACAGACAAACGGTATCATGCAGCGTAATCGTCGTATTGGTACATCACTTACAGGCATAGCATCATTCTCAGACAAATTTGGCTTACCTGTTGTGCGTGAATGGATGGACGAAGGCTATAACACTATTCGTAAATATGATCATTCTTATTCTGAGTGGCTATGCGTTCGTGAGTCCATTAGAGTCACAACTGTTAAGCCATCAGGGTCTGTATCAATTCTTTCTGGCGCAACTCCAGGAGTACACTGGGCACCAGGCGGAGACTATTTCTTGAGAGCAATTCGTTTTGGGAATACCGACCCAATGATTCACTTGTTCAAGGCTGCTGGATATAAGATGGAGGCTGACCTTGTGTCTGCGAATACAACTGTCGTTTATTTCCCAGTTCACTCTGGACATCCAAGATCTGAAAAGGATGTTACATTATTTGAGAAGATTGCGCTTGCTGCTACTGCTCAGAAATACTGGTCAGACAATGGCGTTTCCGTAACGCTTTCATTTGACAAAGAAACTGAATCAAAGCATGTAGCGCCTGCCTTACATATGTACGAAGGACAACTAAAGGCTGTTTCATTCTTGCCTATGGGAAATCACACATATCCGCAGCAGCCATATACCCAAATAACTAAAGAAGAATATGACAGTTATATTGGAGAGATCAAAAAGATTGATTGGTCTGCTATTTATGACGGAGTAGAAAATCTGGAGGCACAGGGCGAAATGTACTGTACTACAGATGCTTGCGAAATAAAAATCTCGTAGTATGATAAAATAGACTCATAATGTCTATCGAATCTAACCTCTATGCAGAAAAAGCCTTCGCAGAACATCCAATTGCCCTCTGGTCTTTAGATGATAGCGCTGACTATTTATCACTAATATCTGACGCTGATAGAAATATTTATAGTTGGGCTACAGAGGGATGCTCCGTTGAAGAAGCACTAGGAGTAATTGGAGAACCTTTTACAAACTCTAGTGTAACTAAAATATCTGGAAACGTAATATCATCTGATAGTGGTTCGTTCTCATGTGTTAGTTCAAGCATTTTAGACTTCTCTGATATAAATAAAGACTTAGGAACTTTTTGTATAGGTGTTTATGTATACTCAAATAGTGCGTACATAACTGGTTATGAAATCGGTTATGAGTATTATGATGTACCGCTAGGTGACTGGGTAAAAAAGACAAAAATATTTAATACAACAATAATGGAAAAGTGGATGTTTCTTTCTAATTCCTTTGCTGTACCAAATATTAGCGGTGAAATGAGATTAGTATTTAAAGCAAACTTCCTTGGAGGATATTCTGATTCTGAAGAAAACACAGTCTTAGTAAATGGCTTAACGCTTGGACAATGGTCAGAAGAGTTTGCATCAACATCTTTAGGAATTACTCCAGTACAAATACCGACTGGAATATTTAATGAAACTGAGTATGGATATCCAGCAAGATCATATGGCTTAGAGGAAAACACTGGGTACTACCTGATTAAACAAAACTCCCTTGTTGCTAAAAATGTTGGAGCACCAATGGTTTACGGTACAGCAAACTGCACAGTCATAACTCCAAACGACGGTAAGCCATCTTTAATTCTTCCATCTGAAGGATTTTTAAATGATAATGGAAAGTATAGAACATATACAGTTGAAATGTGGCTAAGAATAAATTGTAATGCTACAGAGCCTAAAAAAATATTTGGAAGTTTAGTAAACGACAGTGGCTTGTATGTAGATGGTCCATTTTTAGTTTTAAAGATAGGAAACAAGTCTGCGTCACATTACATTGGAGAATGGACAAGACCAATGCTTGTTCATATTTTGTATTTAGATAACTCTTCAAAACTTTACATAAATGGAGAAGAAGTATTATCTTTATCGTATAAGACTGCTGATTTAGAGTTTAACTCTACAAAAGAATGGCTTGGTTTCTGGTCATATGAAGACGTATCTCCAATAGAGGTAGACTGTGTAGGAATATATCCATATAAAGTTTCTAACATTGTAGCAAAAAGAAGACTTGTTTTTGGCCAGGGAGTTCAAGCACCAGATAACATAAATACCGCATATAGTGGACAGTCCTTGCTTATTGACTATGCATTTGCTGATTATTCAAATAATTATTCTTATCCAGATATCGGCAATTGGAACCAGGGAATAAATGATAATTTAAATTCTGAAAACAATATGCTTTCTACTCCAGATTATAGTCTTCCAGAATTCTTAATTAATTATCAAGGAGTAAACAGTAGTTCATATTACAACAACTGGCTATCTATAAACTCTCAATTGCCATCTGAATTAGGGGATGAGTATTTTAAGGTAAGGCCTAATTCTGATTATTGTGCACAACTATACTTTAATAATTTAAATTTCTTGGCACAAGAAGTCAAGAGTATCTACGGTGTTTTTAAGAAAACTGGATCTCCAAGATATATCAATGGTGTTGAGCAGCCTATGACTTTGTTTAAAGTTATAGATCCTAATCAAAACTACTTCCATATATATCTTTATCAAGATGCAAAAAAGATTACATATGTTGTCAAGTTTGGAGATAATCCACCTACAGAAATTGAACATGAAAATATAGAAGTAATAACTGGCGAAAAGTTTTATGCTGGATTCCATATTGAAAATTTAATTAGATGGTATGGAGGAGAAGTAGCAGCAATACTCGGAAATATTTCACAGTGTAAACTTTACATTGGAAATGATGAAAATTTTGCTTCTTGGTTTGATGGAAATATTTATAAGGTTGGACTTTCAAATGCTAGAAATCATTCTTTGATTGCACCAGCATTCGGAGCAGATGGACTTCCAGCAGACTACAATACAATTGAAGATTATATCCATTCTATTACTTTGGATGGAGGGTTATACAATCAGCAACTTTGGGACTATATACTTGATGGTGGAACTCCTGGATTAATGCTTTTTGATAAGATATTAGATCATACTGCGAGTTATACATTAGTTGCGTCAAGATATTTTGATGAGTATCAACTTGATATAGATACAGTTGGATATTGGGAAGACTATCAACCATTAACATATTATGCACAATTTGTTGATGATGCAGAGGGAGACCGAGTATATGACTTAGACTTCTTACAGTTTAATATAAACTATCCAGCGCCGTCTAAGTTTTTTGAAATAGAAACAGATCCAACTGAATGGAGTTACGCAGAACTTTACAATAAGTTTAATTATCCTAAAAAAAGAACATACGATTCTTTAGATAATTTTTTGTTTACTGGATATAGAGATTATGAAGATTTGCAATATAATGTAACTAGAACATATAAGTATGACACCAGTGAATCTCTTGTAAGGTCTTTTGTAAGTTTTCAATATACTAAAGCAGGAGCAACCCAAAGTAATTCTTTCTTTACACATATTGAGCCAGCAGCAAAAGAAGGAACCGTAGAGCCAGGCAACAACTGGATAAGCAGTAAGTACGAAGTCATAGACAATATGATTATTTATCCTCCATCTAATGTAGACTTCAACGAACTTTCCTTGGTTACGCACTTAGAGTTTAAGGTAAAAAATATTTTAAGAAACAAAGTTAAACTAAAGAAATTAGAATATTGTTCTCAGGCTTTTAACAATAATAGTAATCCTATAGGGACAAGTCCTTATGTAAAGATGTACCCGTATAAAAAGTCTGGCATCTATTATAATTACAAAGGAAAAAACCCTTACAGTATTTATAAAAATACATCGCCATATTTATATATGACAAGAACAAGCGGTATTCAGGTTAGAGGTAAACAAGATCCTTTAATCAATAGAGGCTTGTTAATTCCAATAAATGAAAATCAAACTGCTAACTTTGATAAGATCATGGCTATGCAACTTGCAGTTAGATTTGATGAAGACTACTTCCCATATGCGCCACAACAAATATTTGAAATTGAAGCAAAAAATTCATACATTAGATTTTACATAGTTGCCAATGATCAGACTGGACAAAGAGGAAAGATCTACGGAGTTAATGCATTAACTGGAAGAATAGAAAATGGAATAGCATTTTATTTAAATGGTAAAATTGTTAAGGACCCAGTACTAACCATTAAGCAGTGGGCCTTCTTGGGTATTTCTTTCTCTAACCTACTTGATATTTCTGGAGTGTTTGGATCTATAAAATTAAACGGGCCATTGTTATTTAATAATATATCTTATTATCAATCTACCAACCTCCAAGAAGTTCAAAAGGTTTCTAAGCGACCTTGGTTCCAGGTAAAGAGATCTGGTCCGCTAACCCTGGATTGGGAATACTGGGTACCAGAGTTTTTCCTATGGAATGGTGTTCTGGTACAGTCTTCAATTAGTTATTATGGGGTAGACCCAGAAGATGTATATAAGAGTTACGTTGGAACAAATAAAATAATAACTGGCACAGACAAGGTTTTTGGTATTGGCCAATGTGAGTACAATATATACCAAAACGTTTTATGGCAACAGTCTACTTCATCTGCAGTATGATATGGTATACTGGTGGTTATGAAACACAAAGATCAGCCACTTTTTGACAAAAAAGGCAAGCCAAGAATGCCTGGCCAGATAGGCGAAACCAAGGTCACACTAATTGATAAGCAGTATGATTGGGGTATCTATGTTTGGAAAAAGTCGAACGGTAAGTGGTTTACTGATGGAAATGGAAACATATTAAATATTCCATCAATGAAGGGTGATCTTGCACGAATTGCAGAATTAAAGCAAGCAGCAGCATATTATGGAGAGCCAGACGGGGAGCCATATTTTTTTGCGGGTATGGGAAGAGTTACTGATGAAGAGTACAGTGAACAAGTAGATAGAATGAAGGCTGGATTAATTCCTAACCTAAATGACCTTGGAGCAGTGCAGGCAGCAAAAGACACTATTGCAAAGTATGGAGACGAAGAATAATGTCAGACGATCAAGAATACATTCTTAGAGCAAGCATTGATAATCTTATAGAGCCAGCAGACTCTTTTAAAACAGCAGATCCATTCAACAAAACATGGACAGAGTTAAAATCATATTCTGGTTTGGATAATAACTTTAAAAGAAGAACATCACGTTTCATGGAGAAGTCAGCAAATGATCCAGGACAAGGTTATATTGATAGCGCAAGAGCAGAGCAACACGGACTTGGAGACGCAAAGTCAAAAGAAATTAACCCTGGAACGGTATATAGAAACGGATATGGTTTATTTGATGTAATTACTCCACCATGGAATGTTTATGAACTTGCAAATTACTATGACACATCTTTTGCAAACCATGCTGCAATTGATGCTAAAGTAGAAAACATTGTGGGACTAGGTTATGACTTTGAAGTTGCACCAAGTACAATGCTTCGTTTAGAGTCAAACAAAGATACAGATCAAGTATCAAGAGCAAGAAATAGAATTGAACGTGCAAAGATTGAGATGCACGAATGGCTAGAGTCATTAAATGATGATGATTCTTTTACAACAACAATGATGAAGGTTTACACAGATGTGCAAGCAATCGGAAACGGGTATCTTGAAATTGGAAGAACTACTCGTGGAGAGATTGGATATGTAGGTCATATACCAGCAACCACAATGCGTGTTCGTAGGTTGAAAGATGGCTATGTTCAGATAATCGGAAACAAGGTTGTCTATTTTAGAAATTTTGGTGCAAAAAATCCGAATCCAGTTGCGTCGGATCCAAGACCAAATGAAATAATACACTTTAAACAGTACTCGCCTTTAAATACTTTTTATGGTGTACCAGATATAATGTCGGCAATAAACTCGCTCCATGGAGACCAGTTAGCGTCACAATATAACATCGACTACTTTAGCAATAAGGCTGTCCCTCGTTATGTTGTGACCCTAAAGGGTGCTCGACTTTCAGCAGATGCCGAAGACAAAATGTTTAGATTCCTACAAACAAGTTTAAAGGGTCAGTCACATAGAACTCTTTACATACCTCTTCCAGGAGATACAGACACCAACAAGGTTGAATTCAAGATGGAGCCAATTGAGAATGGCGTTCAAGAGGGTTCGTTTGAAAGGTATCGTAAGCAAAATCGTGATGATGTTTTGATTGCACACCAAGTTCCACTATCAAAAATAGGTGGTGGCGATGCAGGATCCATTGCAGCAGCACTTGCTCAAGACCGTACCTTTAAGGAGCAGGTAGCCAGACCAGCCCAAAGAGAAATTGAAAAAATAATTAATAAAATAATTAAAGAAAAGACAGATGTTTTAGTTCTTAAGTTTAAGGAACTAACTCTCACAGACGAAATTGCTCAGTCTCAGATTTTAGAAAGATATGTAAAGACTCAGGTAATGCTTCCTAACGAAGCAAGATCTGCATTAGGACTTCCTCAAAGGGAAGGAGGGGACGAGCCGTTCAATCCTAAACCAGAGCAAGCAGCAAACGACAATGCTGACAGAGCACGGGATGGGGAAAGAACAAATAACCAGTCCGATGGGTCAGCCACAATTAGTGGAAGAAACCCAAAGGGTGAGGGGCGATCATCTCAGTAATTGAGATATCGCAAAAAAAGGCTCTATAATATATTCTAGTATGACTATATCTAAAGCCCATTGGGATACCACTGGCGACTCAGTAAGACTTTCCCTTCCATTTGCGAAGGTTGATAAGGAGAGACGTATCGTCTCTGGTTTTGCATCGCTTGACAATGTTGATAAGCAAGGCGATATAGTTACAGCAGAAGCATCACTAAAAGCATTTTCAAAATTCCGTGGAAACATTCGTGAAATGCATCAGCCACTTGCTGTTGGTAAGATGGTTAATTTTAAAGAAGATAGATACTTTGATCCAGAATCTAAAAAGTTTTATTCTGGTGTTTTTGTTTCAGCATATGTATCAAAGGGTGCACAAGATACATGGGAAAAAGTTTTGGACGGTACACTAACAGGATTCTCTATTGGTGGTCGTATGAATAAGTGGGATGACGGTTATGATGAGAAGTCAGATTCCACAATTAGAATTATTAAAGATTATGATCTTGTTGAGTTATCATTAGTTGATTCTCCAGCAAATCAATTTGCAAACATTATGCAGGTTGAAAAGGTAGATGGAGTAGATGTTGTTAAGGGACAAGATGTTGCATTAGAAAATGTTTTTTATGATGAAGAGTCTGGTTTGGTTATGGTCTCAGAAGAAGAATCCGTAACAAGTCCAGTTAACGGAAATGAAATGAAGAATATAGGGTTCGTTGAAAAAACGGATAATGAAAAAATGGATATAGTCAAATTCTTAGTAGATAGTGCTAAAGGCATTGATGCTAAGATTAAGAAGGAGGATAATCCTATGGCAAAAAAGACAAAGGTTGAAGAAACCGAAGTTACTAAGTCAGAAGAAATCGCTCCAGAGGCAGATGCCGTAGTTGAAACTCCTGTTGCAGAAGTTACTGAAAAATCTGAAGAGGTTGAAGTAGCAGAAGATACTGTTGAAAAGTCTGAAGAGACTCCAGCAGAAGAAGTTGCAAAGGCTGAGGAATCAGTTGAAGCACCAGCAGCAGAAGTTGCAGCAGAAGTATCTAAGTCAGATGAAGCAATTGTTGAAGCAGTTGCTGAAATCAAGAATACAATTACATCAGCCTTTAGCGATTTAGTTGAAACTGTAAAGTCTTTGCAGGCAGAAGTAGAAATGCTTAAGTCTACAAAGGTCGATACGGCAGCAGTAAAGAGTTCACTTGAAGCAGT